TATGAGTATCTGTATGAAGCGAATCGAACGGATTTGAAGTTGTATCGCAGGGAGAGGTCGGAGCTTCAAACCAAAGCAATAACGCATTGTGACGAACTTTTGTTTTACATTGAATTATCAATGAAACTAAACATCATAAATGCAAAAAGCATGGAATATTGGTCGAAGATGGTTTCTGACATTAAGCATATGGCGATTGCTTGGAGAACTAAGGACAAAGAAAGATAAATTTATTAGGTTGCGCACTGTATAAACCGTTGTTGCTTCGTCCGGCAATATCAACAACAGGAACTACAATAACAACAACGGTGTTCGCCCATTCTGTATCACACAGACAGTTAGAGTAGGCAGTAAGCCGAAATCGGAAAAAGATACAAAAAAGTGCGCATCCTTTCCTAAAAGGATAAATACAAAGGAATTTTTACTATGGATAAAGATATTATTTGTGATTATGAAAATCTGTATAAGGCTTATAAGAAAGCTAAATGCGGTAAGAAATTCAATGGCAGCAGTGCAAAATTTCAGACTATGAGCCTTGAAGGACTGCATCTTTTAAAAGAACAGCTTGAAAATCAGACATACCGGATGAATCCGTACAATGAATTTAAGGTCTATGAACCTAAGGAGAGAGTGATTAAATCGTGTTCTTTTAAGGATAAAGTTGTTCAACATTGTCTGTGCGACAACATATTGCATCCGAGATTGGAAAGCGAGTTTATCAAAACCAATTATGCAGGGCAGAAAGGAAAAGGAACTCATTTCGGAATGGATTGTCTAAGAGATCAAATGCTTGAGCTTTACGGAAAGCACGGTCTTGATGTCTGGATTCTTAAATGTGATATTAAGAAGTTTTTCTACCAGATAGATCATGAAATCTTAAAAGATATTGTTGACTATCATTTTCCAGACGAATATGTGAAGTGGTTAAATCATTTGTTTATAGACAGTACGGATGGTTTAGGACTTCCTCTCGGAAACCAAGTTGCACAGGTTTATGCGTTGCTGGTGCTTAACGGATTGGATTGTTTTATTAATGGAGAATTAGGGGTAAAACTATACGGAAGGTATATGGACGATTTTTACTTAATCCACCAAGATAAAGGTTATTTGATGTGGTGCCTTGACTGCATAAGGGGATTTGTTGCCAGTCTCGGATTGTCGCTGAATGGGAAAACGCAAATATTGCCGTTTAAAAACGGGATACTGTTTACCGGTTTTCATCATTACATTACGAAAGACGGAAAATACATAAGAAAACTTACGGGATCTAATAAACGTAAGATCCGTAAGAAGATTAAAACGTGGGTACATCTTGTGAAATCTGGAAGAATAGCAGAAAAGAAGTTTTATGAAAAGTACAATGCTTGGAAAAATCATGCATTACACGGAAATTGCGTAAAACTTTGTTATTCAATGGATTTATATGTAAAAGAATTATTTGAAAGCGAGGAATGACTATGGAAAATGCAGAAATTAAAGAAGCAGAAAGCAAAGAACTGGTTGCAAAAGATTTCACAGAGGGAATGGTCGTAAAGATCAAACAGAAAGAGCAATTCGGCTTGACGTTCCCAAAAGATTACAACTATACCAATGAGTTTATGTCGGCAATGCTAATTTTGCAGGATACTACTGACAGAAACAAAAAGCCTGTTTTGCAGAGTTGCAGCAGAGCAAGTATCGAAAACGCCCTTATTGAAATGGTAACTGACGGTCTTTCTATGAGAAAGAAGCAGTGTTATCCGGTGGCATACGGTGGCAAGTTACAATGTCAGCGTTCCGTTTACGGAAACACCTGCATTGCTAGACGTTTTGGGCTGAAAGATATCAATGCTTCTGTGATTTATAAAGGCGATATCTTCAAATTTCATAAGGAAAACGCAAAGACGGTGATTGATTCTCACGAGCAGTACTTTGAGAATATCAACAACGATAATATCATTGGTGCTTATGCCGTTGCCGTTATGGATGACGGAGAGAAAATATCAGAAGTTATGACCATTGCACAGATCAAGCAGGCTTGGCAGCAGGGGTACGGATACAAAGAGAATGGAAATGGCACTCACCAGAAGTTCCCGGATCAGATGGCAATGAAAACAGTGAAAAACCGGCTTCTGAAATATATCAACAATTCGCATACCGGCACAGAAAGCGATATTGACGATTTGAATGTTGTCAGCGAGCAGGAAATGATTGAGAAAGATGTTGAATACGATATTGAGCAGAACGCCAATAGCGTTGATTTCGATGAATCAGACGTTATAGACAGCGTTGCGACCGATGTTGACGATGCGACAGCGGAGGAAAACGATGCTTTGCCGGAATTTATGAAAGCAGAGGAGGCGTAGTATGAGGATTATATCACAGGATGGGAAATGCGATTATCCATACGAAAACAGCACTTTGTTTATTGACTATATGGATGGACGTGTAGTAAAGATTGTTCCGTCTAATGGCGGTTACAAAGGTTCAAATATAGCCACATATTCAACCGAAGAAAAGGCTTTAAAGGCTATGGAAATGCTTAGAAAAGCGTATGCGGAAAATTTTGTTGTATTTCAAAATGTTGAGCTGACAGATGATTTAATAGAAGCTTTTAAGAGATATAGAACAGAAATTATTCGTGTATCTATTGATAACCGGTTAGCGGATATTAAATTTAAAAATCATCAAAATTTTTGTTTCCAATTCCCGCGGGATGAAGAAATCGAGGTGTGAGAACATATAAAAAATGCAAAAAGAAAGTGAGGTGATGTAGATGTTTTTGAGGACAATAGCAACAGGATCAAGCGGAAACTGTCATGCACTAATCAGCAATGCAGGAGAAATTCTTCTATTAGACTTGGGAGTTTCCACAAACGAAATTAAGAAAGGCATTGATTTCAATATTTCTGATGTATGCGGAGCAGTGGTTACACATCACCATAAAGATCATAGCAAATCCGTAACTAGTTTTGAGCGTATGGGGATACCGATTTACAGACCAAATTGGAAAATCAATTACCCTCCGGCTAATATCGGAAATTTTACCGTAAAACCCTTTGATTTGACAACAATAGACGGAAACTGGACACACACAGACGCAAATGGAACACCTTGCCCGATATTTGGTTTTCTTATTATTCACAAAGAGATGGGAAGATTACTTTACATAACCGATTGCGAAGTTATCAAATGGAGATTTAAGGATATTGACCACATTCTTCTTGGTGCCAATTACGACAAAGATATGGTTGACTGGAGCAATCCGGCTAAAAACAATCACGTTTTCCGTGGTCACTTGGAAATCGGCGCAGCTTGCGATTTTGTAAAGGCAAATTATTCAGACCGCCTACAGAACGTCATAATGTGCCATTTATCAAGCGAAAATGCTGATAAGGATAGTTTTATCGCAAAGATGAAAAAAGTTGCTCCTGCGGCGAATGTAGATGTTGCAGAGCGTAACAAGGAATGGGCTTTAAGGAAAGGAGATGAACCGCCATTTTAAGGATAGAAAAGCTGATCAATTTTTTAAAAGATAGCTTCAAAGATGGAATACAGATGTTTGATACGCCATCTCTTGCAAATGACTATCGAATAGCAATCTATTGTGAAGACGAAATAACAGTATTATATGCACCATATTATGAATATATAGAAATATTCGGTGTTTCAAAAGAGGAATTTAAAAAGATTGTTAAGGAGGCGAAAGGAATATGAAAATGACAGAATTTCAAAGAATTAATGGAATGTCAGCAGAAGAGCTGGCGAAGTTTCTTTACGGTGTATCAGAGGGAACAGATAAATTCGTTTCCTGCGATGATGAGTGTGACAGTTGCAGCGGTGCAGAGGAAATTTGCGTACCGAGAATTATTGAGTTTTTGAAAAGCGAGGTAGACGATGGCTGATAAGCACACAAACGGAAATATGAATATTAAATTTTAGGAGGTAAAAAACTATGATTAAATCAAATATGGGAGAAGTTGAAATCAGCGGGACAACTACAATTATTTTGGCAGAATTTTCAGCACTTACAAAAGGTATGGTTGAAAGTCTGACTGAAAATTACGGAAAAGACGAGGCGAAAGAAATGGTGGAACGATCTTACAAAAGA